GGCGATGGCGACACACTCCTGGTTGCCGGGCTGGCGTACCGTATTCAAGGGGCTCCCCTGCGGGACCGCGACGGGCTGCTTTGGACCGTGCAGGCTTATAGCGAATGAAACCGGCGTGATGAGGCCGCTGTTATGAGACTGCTCGCAGCCCTGTCGGGCGATCTGGACAAGATCATGGCCGACGAACTCAAGGCGGCGGAACGTGCCGTGACCACTGGCATCCGGCAAGCCACGGATGGATTGAAGTCGGAGTTGCGCGCACAAATAACCGCCGCCGGTATGGGACAACGTCTGGCCAACACCTGGCGCGGCGAGGTCTACCCCAAAGGCCAACCGAGTATTTCGGCAGCGGGGTTGGTTTTTTCGCGTGCCCCGACCATCGTCTCGGCTCACGACCGGGGCGTCACCATCCGCTCGAAAGACGGATTCTGGCTGGCGATTCCACTGCCAGCGGCAGGAAAGGGGCGGCGCGGAAAGCAACTTACGCCGGGCGAATGGGAGCGCATGCGCGGGCAGCGTCTGCGCTTTGTTTATCGGCGTGACCGCCCGTCACTGCTGGTGGCAGACGACCAGCGCGCCCGCCAAGGCAAACGGGGCGGCTTTGCGCGGGGCAGTGATGCCGCATTGCGTTCCGGCCGGGGACTGGCATCGGTACCGATGTTTCTGCTGGTGCCGCAAGTCACCCTCAAAAAGAAACTCAATGTGGCACAGGCCGGGCAGCACTGGGTAAATCGCTTGCCCACCCTGGTCATGCAAGCCTGGCCAGATGACGCGCCACAGGCGGACTGATTCTGACACTGTCCCGACCCTGACCTTAACCTTTACGACGCCGCCCATGACAACCACCCGACGCGAATACGTTCTGCAGGCATTGAGCGAACGACTCTCGACCCTGCCCGTCACCTTCAAACGCAACGACCCGCTACCCGAACGGGTTCCCGCTGACGGCCTGCTGATTCTGCGTGATGGCGAAATGGGCGAGCCGGAGGTTCTGCTCTCGCCACTGACCTACAGCTGGGAGCATGAGGCGCGTATCGAACTCTTCGTGGCCGCGCCGACGGCGGCGGAGCGAGATCGGCAAATGGACGCGCTGCTCGCCCAGTTGGGCGTGTTGATCAAAGCCAACCCAAGTTTGGGCGGTGCGGTCGAGTACGCAGAAGTCCAAGCGCCGAGATTTGAAGATATCGCACCGGAGGGCGCAGCCGCAATCCGTGCTTGCGAGGTGAAGGTGCTGCTGCACTACACCAGCTCCGGCCCATTGGACTGAATCCGGCCTAGCCCGAACACACAGCCCTCCCCGTTTTCCACCAATTCATCAGCAAGGAGAAATCATATGGCTCGTGCCTATGGCGCGAACGCGAGTCTATTGGCCGCGTTTGAACAAACCTACGGTGTCGCACCAGACCCCGCTATCGACGACTACTGGAAACTGCCTTTCGTTTCCAGCTCGCTGGGCTCCGAACAGGGGCTGACCCCCAACGATCTGATCGGCATGGGGCGCGACCCCGGCGCACCGATTCGCGACGTGATCAAGGTCGAGGGCGATATGGCCGTGCCTGTTGATGTGCGCCATGTGGGTCTGTGGCTCAAAGCGCTGCTGGGCACGCCACAGGTCGCAGGCAGCGCACCGGTGTTCACGCACACCTTCGTCTCCGGCGGCGCCAGCCTGCCCAGCCTGACGCTGGAAACCGGATTGCCTGACATTCCGGCGTGGTTTGTCGCATCAGGGGTGATGGTTAATTCGCTGCAAATCAAGTTTGCCCGTTCCGGCGCAGCCAATGCCACTGTTGGTCTGGTCGCGCAGAGCGAGCTGCGTCGCACCACTCCAGTCGCCCCCAGCCCTGCCACCCGCGAGCTCCTGCGCTTCAACCAGTTTCAGGGTGCCATCGAAAAAGACGGCCAGCCCCTGGGCAACGTGGTCTCGGCCCAACTGACTTACTCGAACAATCTGGAGCGCATCGAAACCATCCGTTCGGACGGCAAGATCGATGGAGCCGATCCAACAGTGGCCAGCCTCACCGGCAATCTGGAAGTGCGCTTTGCCGATACCGCGCTAATCGATGCCGCCACCGATGGCCTACCCATCGAACTCAGCTTTGGCTACGCAATCGCAGCTGATCGCCGCATCACCTTCACCGCCCACGAGGTGTATCTGCCCAAGCCCAAGTTATCCATCTCCGGGCCTGGCGGCATTCAAGCGACTTTCGACTGGCAGGCTGCCCGCACTGGATCAAACCCGATGCTGACAGTCACCCTGATTAACGACATTGCCACCTACTAAACACACCGACGGAAACCCACCATGCTCAAACTCAATCTGAAACGCGAACCCTATTGGTTAGACCTCGCCCACGGCGTGCGGGTGCAGGTAAAGCCGGCTACCACCGCACTGGTGATGGCCGCCCGCCATGCGGCAGCCGAAATCGAAGGCAAAGACCACGCTGCGGCGGGGATGCGCACCGCCGCCTTGATTGCCGAACTGGCCCAGTCCGCCGTGATCGCGTGGGAAGGCGTCGCCGACGACAAAGGCAAACCGGCGGCACTCAACGCTGACGGCATCAGCGCACTCATGGCCTTGTGGCCCATTGCCGACGCATTCGAGCGTGAGTATCTCGCCGCCCTCTATTTGCTGGACGCTGAAAAAAACGCATAACGGCCCGTACCGAGTGGCACATCGGTGGCGGGCCGGCTTATTGCGAAGCCTGTGGAGACGGGTGCAGCCCTTGTTTGGATTGCCCCTACCGCCTCCACGCCCCGCACACCGAGGAAGGCTGGCAGGCGCTGGCTTTGCTTGAGCTCTGCGCCGGGCAAGTGAAGCTGGCCCAGTCAGTAGCCGTTGGCCTTGACTTGAATGCCTGGCTGGCTGCCGCAGGCGCGCAGGATTACGACCCGCACGCCATGACCTTGTTGTTCCCCGCCGCCGAACGCGGTCTCGTCACTGCTCTGAACGCTTCCAACCATGGCTGAACGCAAACTTTCCATTCGTCTTGCCGTGGTTGACGGCGGCAAGGTCAAGGCTGAACTGACCGAAGTCGGGAGCGCGGGCGAGAAATCCCTCAAACGCATTGAAGCGGCTGCTCAGCCGGCCTCCGGTGGCCTACGCAACTTATCGCAAGCGGCCAACGACGCGGTTGCCCATCTGGAATCGGCCAATGGTCGCCTCGGTGTGCTGGGCACGCTGCTTTCGCGTCTGGGACCGGCAGGGCTTCTTGCCGGGGCATCCATTGCCGGCATCGGCTATGGCCTGACCCGACTGATCTTGCCGGTGGCCGAAACGGGCGAGGAACTCAACAAGCTCGCGCAAAAAACCGGCGTCTCGGTCGCGGCGCTGTCGGCCCTCAAATACGCGGCCGAGCTTTCGGATGTCACCACCGAAGGGCTGACGAAAGGGCTGAAGCACCTGTCCACCGCGCTCTTTGATACCAAGGTCAAAGGCGAGGAAGGTGGTGCGGCACTGAAGGCGCTGGGGGTTGCCGCGATGGACAGCACCGGCCAAATTCGCCCCACCGAAGCTGTTTTGCTTGACCTTGCCGACAGGTTTGCCGCCATGCCCGATGGCGCAGAAAAAGCAGCATTGGCGGTCAAACTCTTCGGCAAGGAGGGGCTCAACATGATCCCCATGCTCAATCAGGGCCGCGAGGGACTGACGGGCATGATGGAGGAGGCCAAACGCCTCGGCCTGGTAATGTCGGAAGACGCCGCACAGGCATCGGAAGCCTTTAACGACAATCTCAAGCGTCTGCACGCCGTCACTGAGGGTTTGCAACGCCAGATTGGCGCAGCCGTTATCCCGGTACTGGCCGACCTCACCGAACGTATGTTCCTGGCCAAGACCGAGACCGGCAGCTTCTCCAATGAACTGCTGGCCATCACCCAGAACCGCCAGCAAGTGCTGGAATTCCTTGAGGCGGTGGCCTCCGGCCTGGCCTTCATCGCCGAAGCGGCAGTACTGACCAAGCGGGTCATCGCCCAACCGTTCGACAGCTTGCAGGTGGTGGGCAAAGACATCGAAACCTGGTTCAAGGTCGATTCGCTCGGCACCCTGAAATCCATGGGCTATGACCCCAAACTTATCGATGCCGAAATCGTCAAGCTGCAAACTGCGCGGGATAAATTTGTAGAGGCCGCTAACCAGCGGCTTGCCAACATCAACCAGAATCCCGGCTACGTGGATCAGGTACAACGTTTCTTCGACGAGCAGCGCCGTACCGTTCGTGTGATGGGGCAAAAGTTTGTGCTCGACACCGCCGAGCAGGCCGCCAATGTTCAAAAAATCTATGACGAATTTCTGCCCAAGCAGCCACGCAAAAAACCGATGGCGCTGGATTTGTCCGGCTTCCAATCGAAAGTGGGGAGCGAGAAGCGTGATGAAGGGGATGCCTTTCTGCGCCAGTTGCAAGGCCGGGTCACCAAGAACACCGAGGGCGAGGCCGCCGAGCTACGCGCCAAGGCGCTCGACCTCGAGGCCAAAGGCTACAAAGGCGTAGCCGCGCAGGCCGAAAAATACATCACGATCCTCGATGCCATCGAGAAGCAGAAGGAAGCCAACAAACGCTTCGACGAGTACGAAAAGGAA